ACCCACCTAGTGCAATTAGTCCGAGCATTAACGCAAGTAATAGTGACTTATGTATGGTAGGAGTTAGTGGAGCAGTACAGACACAGATACTAGGTATCAGTACAGGACAGGCTTACTCAGATGAGAATTGTATGAGATTAAAGAATGCGAAGGTACTCTATGATATGGGTATGAAAGTAGCAGCAGTTGCTTTAATGTGCCAAACTAGGTCGGTATACGACGCAATGAAATTTGCAGGAACTCCCTGCCCGATAAATAATCCTGTAACAGGTGAAGGGTTAATAGGACAAGAAGCTACAGCAGAGTGGAGGTTAAATCCTAAAAAGGTTCCGCCTAAACCACCTGCTTCTAATATGAACAGAGGAGTATTCCTTGAGAAATTGGTTGGTGGCATTATGGGTGTGTTGCTTCTCGCTATCCTCGTTATCTGACCCAGAGATAATTGAGCATCAGATAGCAGATGATGGTTGGGTGGAAGTACCTCTTGACTTTACCTTTCCTTTTTATGGAAATATGTATGTAACAAGTTTTATGTTTTCCAACGGTGTAGTTGGTTTCTTAGAGCCAAATCCTCAAGACTGGGGTTTATGTTGTGATGGTCAAGACTTAAACAACTTTACAGGAAGTAAATTTAACTACACCATTATGCCTTGGCATACAGATTTAATAGACACAGGTATAGGTAGATTTTATACACAAGGTGATGAAACATACCAGAAGTATATGTGGAAAGATTTGTCAGAGTATTACGACAGAAACACAAGCAATACATTTGACTTGACAATATACCCAATGGGTAACATAGAAGTTAATTACGAAACTGTACACATAAAGAATCACGGAGTAACAGTAGGTGTAGTTGGAGATTTAAGTGCAGGTGAATATGAACAATGGTTCTATAATGCACCTAATCAGAATGGAGCAATATACTGGGATAGTCAACAAGCAGACCCAGTAGAAATAGCAAGCGGAGAAAGCGTATGCAGTGTAATACCAGACAGTCATATCAGTTGTTTATACTACCCACAAGTCTATGCTGATAATGTGTATAATCAACAATGTGCATTGGACCCTTTGTACGATTACGGTTGTGATGGATGGAGTGATGCTTACATAGATGAATATGTTGAGGAAGATGTACCAGAAGTTTGGGAGGATGATGAGGAAAGTATTGAATCAATATTCGTCTTGGAAGAGCCAGAGGTTTTTCAAGTAATAGAAATAGAACCGTTGGATGATTACACTTTAATTGCTACTACAATAGAAGAAGCTATACCAGAAATGGAAGACTTGTTTGAAGAGATAGCACAGGAAGAATTAATAGAAGAAATAGAAGCAGAGTTAGAAGAATTCCTAGAGCCAGAGTTAGAAGAAGAACCTTTAGAAGAACCAATAGAAGAGGAACTTGATGAGCCAGAGCCAGAAGAAGACACCGTACAAGAAGAACAAACAGAAGAAGAGCCAGAACAAGAGGCGATAGTAGAAGTTGTAGAAGAGCCCAAGCTAGTACAGAAAAAGAAAGAGGCTAGTAAGAAAGAAAAGATGCGTGAGATTATAGGTAACAAGCTAAAGAATCTTGCAGTAGAAATGGGCGAAGCTGCATCACTAGAGGAACAACAAAAACTACAAAGCCTAATACTTGCACTCTTAAACTTTAATGCTGGATTCAACAGCTACAACACACAACTACTTATTGATGGTGTGTTTTATAAAGACAAGGGTATATATTTAGACAAGGATATACCAGACAATCAAAGAGGATTAAGAAACGGTTTGGCTAACGAAATACTACATAATAAATTAATGGACTTGCAATGGCAGAAGTAGAATACGGTGGGATTAAAGTAGGTGGTAGTAAGTTACTATTAATCATTCCTTTAATTGGTACAGTACTAGGTGGTGCTTGGGGCGGATTTGAAGTGTACCAAAGATACCTAGACATGGAAGCCAAAATAGATTCTTACATTGCACCCGATTTGTCAGGCATAGAAAAAGACTTAGCAGTTATAAACGAACATATGTCTACAGTAAATACACATATGGAGTTTGTCAGTAAAGAGATTGATTTGTTTAAAGAAGAACTAGACTTGATTAAAGCAAATGTTGATGAACAGATTACATATGTGAAAGAAGTAAAAAAGGATGTTAGAGAAGACATGAGACACCTTGAAAGTATTGTTAATGATGTAGAAACTAAGTTGCAAAAACAAAAAGAAAATTTAGCAACAATGATTGACAACGCTGACACAAGGTTTGACCAAAGAAGAGATGCTCTTTATTCTGATACGGATAGAAAGATTAAAGAAGTAGAAGATAGACTTAACACAAGACTACAAAGAGCCTTAGACAACCCATTAGCAAACTAGGAAAATAATATGCCATACGGACCCGGAACATACGGAAGTAAAAGAGGTAGACCACCTGTTAAAAAAACTGGTAAGAAAAAAGCTATGACTAAACGACCACATATGAAGAAAAAATAATGGCTAAAGACTCAAGACTAACTAGAGCTGGGGTCTCTGGATACAACAAACCAAAGCGTACACCTAGTCACAAAACTAAAAGCCACGTTGTTGTAGCCAAGGAAGGTGGTAAAGTTAAGACTATTAGATTTGGACAACAAGGAGTTTCTGGTGACAGAACTGCTACTAAAAGGTCAGCATCATTTAAAGCAAGACACGCTAAGAATATTAAGAAAGGTAAGATGTCTGCTGCTTATTGGGCTAACAAAGTGAAGTGGTAATGGCTAGACGAGGATTGTACGCAAACATTAACGCTAGGAAAAAAGCTGGCACAAGTAGAAGCAAAAAGAAATCTACCATTAGCAAGAAAGCCTATGCTAATATGAAAAGAGGATTTAAAAAAAATGAATGATGAGCTTAGTAGAATGCAATTACAATTAGACAAACACTCAGGCCAAATAGCAAAGCTGTTTAGCAAGATTGATGACACTAATTTATGTATACAAAAGATTAATACTTCTTTAATGCAAATTAAATGGGGTGTCTTTGGTGCATTTGCTTGGTACATAATAGGGCAAGTAGGGATTATAGAGGCAATGAGGTTAACAATATGATAGCATTTTTAACTAATGTAGCACCAATAGCACTAGGTTTTGTGGCTAAGTTGTTTGCATTAAAAAGTCAAGCAGCACAAGAACAACAAAAGCTAATGATACAGTCGTTGCAAGTGCGTAACGATTCTATTAACATGGCAAGAGATAGAGCAGACAAAGAAAGCCCAATGGCTGCACTTAACAGACGTGTAATTATATTTGTCATATTAGCTTTAATTATATTTACACAAGTAGCTCCGGTGTTTTTTAATGTACCAACAGTAATACCTACTGTAATAGAAGGAGCAAGCATACTTGGATTTGAGTTGACACCTGACACAATAGAGTATGTAACTGTACAAGCAGGTGCTGTGCTCAAGTTTGATGAAGTATTTGCTTGGGCTACTATGATTATAGAGTTCTATTTTGGAGCTCAATTAGCTAAAGGAAAATAACATGGCATTAGAATCGACAACATATATAGATGGGTTAGTAGCAACAAACCCTACAGGCACAGACCCAAGGAGTCAAGGTGATGACCACATAAGACTAGTTAAGTCTGCGGTCAAAGCTACATTCCCAAGTATTACTGGTGCTGTAACATCCACACATACAGAATTAAATAAATTAGATGGTTATACTGGTACAACAACAGAGTTAAACTACAATGATGTACCAACTCTAGGTACAGTAGAAGCCTCAAGAACGGTAACTGCTGATGCTGTAGGTACAACTAAGAAATTAAAGACACAAGAGCAAACAGAGATTGTTAATGCTATTGGCACAGTTAGCACATCAACTGCAATTAACTTTACATTAGGCAACGTAGTGACTGCTGTACTTGCAAGTGGTGGAGCATTTACAATCACTAACGCACCAAGTTCTGGTATATATGGCAAGTTTAAATTAATACTAACTAATGGTGGTACAGTAGCAGACCCTTGGCCTGCAAGCGTTAAGTTTGCTGGTGGCACTACACCTACACTAACAACAAGCGGAATAGACATTCTTACATTTGAAACGATTGACAACGGTGCTAACTGGTATGCAGTTGTTGATGGTTTAAACATGAGCTAATAAATGCCGGCACAAATAACAGTATTAAATCCTACAGGTATTAATAGAGACATTGACTCGTATGAACTACCAGAGACGCAATGGTCTGATGGTAATAATATACAATTTGACAATGACAAAACTGCCAAGGTATTAGGACAACAACAAGTATTTGGTACACCCACGGTAGCACCTTACTGGTTATTACCTTTTAACACTACAACTACTGATTACTGGCTCTACCCTAGTCTAACTAAAATATACAGAGTAAGCACATCTGGAATTACAACAACACACTCTGACATAACACGCACAAGTGGCGGTGATTATTCAGCTACTGCTGATAAAGGATGGAATGGCGGAGTCTTAGGTGGTGTAGCTATACTCAACAACGGTGTTGATGACCCACAAATGTTAGGCTCAACTTCATCTGCTTGTGCAGACCTTACTAACTGGCCAGCAAGCACAAGCTGTCAAGTTATCAGGCCTTTTAAAAGATTCTTAGTAGCACTAGACACAACAGAGTCAGGCACACGTTACCCATTTAGAGTTAAATGGTCACATCCAGCAGAGGGTGGTACAGTACCTACAACTTGGGACCCAGCAGATGCAAGTAAAGATGCTGGCTATGTAGATTTATCACAGTCTAATGGTTATGTAATAGATTGTTTGCCACTAGGTGACGTTAATATTATATATAAAGAAGATTCAATATGGTCTATGGCATTTGAAGGCGGGCAGTCTATATTTGGATTTAGGCAACTCTTTGATGATGTTGGTATCCTAGGTAGGCACTGTGCAAAAAGTTTCGATAATAAGCATTTTGTGGTCTCTGAGGATGATGTATATATACATGATGGACAGACTAAGCAGTCAATCGTAGACCAACAAATTAGAGATGAGTTGTTTAACTCTATGCACCCAGACTACAAGACGAGAACATTTGTAGCTGCTGACAGAGAAAAGAATGAGATGTGGGTATGTTTTGTATCTAACACTAATGACACAAATGCATTTGCAGACACTGCTTATGTATATAACTTTAGAAACAACAGCTGGTCTAAGAGAGATTTACCATATGTAAGTTACATTTCTTGGGGCATTGTAGACACAGTGAGTACAAGTGACTGGTCAGAGTCAGGAGACTGGGACACAGACAGTGAGTCTTGGGATTCACCACTTAAACCTACACTACTACTAGCAGCAACAAGCTCTACTAAATTATATGTATTAGGTAGTAATCAAAACGCAGGTACAAACTTTAGAGCATATGTAGAAAAAGAACATATGAATTTAGGTTATCCGGGAACAAAGACAATACAGAAAATTGTACCAAGAATAAGCGGTACAGGTTCTATAGATTTTTATGTGGGTCAAGAGATGATGCCACACGAAGGCACGACATGGAAAGGACCGTATACATTTACTAGTGGTGTGCATTCAGAGATACCGGTAAGAGCTACAGGAAATTACTTAGGAATTAGGGCAGAGTCTACTGATGCAAACACATGGTCATTAGCTAACTTAGAAGTACACTGGAGTCCGTCAGGTAATAGAGGTAGGGGTGTATGAGTATAAGGTACACTAAGTCACCAGTACCTAGTAATCCAGAGGATATACCAGCTTACTTACAAGCAGAGCTAGACAAAATATCTGCTGTAATAGGCAACATAGCTGATGGAAATATAGAAGTATCTAATGTAGAACCACCTAAGCCAAGAGAGGGAGACCTTAGGTATGCTGATGGTACAAACTGGAATCCGGGTCAAGGTAATAACTTTTATTATTTTGATGGTACAGATTGGAGAGCATATACTGGTGGAAGTGGTGCAGGAGATTTTGCTAACTTTGGAAGTGCGGTTGACCAAACAGCAGCAGCTATAAATACTGCCTATCCAATTACTTGGGATTTAACAGGGCCTAAGCAGGGAATTTCTTTGAATGGAAGTGACACTTCTAAGATAGAATTTACACACGCTGGTACATATCACATTACTCTTGTAGTAACAGTGTCATCTGGTTCAGCTTCTACAAAGACAATAGAAATATGGCCTAGAGTAAACGGAGTAAACATTGCAAATTCTGGAATAGTAAGTACAGCACACGAGAATGGGCAGAAGAAAGTATTAGCTAAAAGTGTAATGTTTACCGTAAGTGCAGGAGATTATTTACAAGCTATGTGGGCAGTGGATGATACGGATTTATTGCTAGAGCATGAGAATGCATCAGCATTTGCACCAGCAGTATCTAGTTCAACTATAAATATATTACAAGTGAGTCAATGATTGAAGGGATTAAGGGAGAGAGTGTAGAGGCTTGGTGGCCTCTCGTTGAAGAATACTTGATTGCAGCATTGAAACATGGTTTAGGGGAGTATAGTATTAATGACATAAAAAGTGCTTGTAAATCAAAGAATATGCAGCTCTGGGTAAAAATAGGTACAGAAGTAGAAGGTGCTTTTGTTACAAAGATAAGCAAATATCCACAGAAAAACATATTATGTGTATTATTATTAGGTGGAAAAGAATTTATAACATGGAGAGATGAAGCAGATGCACTCCTAAATGCATTTGGAAAAGAAAATAACTGTGAGTATGTAGAACTATTTGGTCGTAAAGGATGGGGAAAGATGCTTAAGGATATTAACTATAAAGAACAAACAAGATTATTTGCAAAGGAGATAAATAATGTCTAAAGGTGACAATCAAAGTTCAGTAAATGCAGACCCTTGGGATGTTGCTATACCTTATATAGAAAGCGGTTTTAAAGAAGCTGCTAATTTATATAATAATAACACCCCACAATATTACACTGGACAAACACAAGCTGGGTTTACACCAGACCAACTAACAGCACAGCAGGGCATTAGAGATTTTGCAACTCAAGGTGCTCCTAGTATAATGAATCCTGCATTAAGTGCATATCAGCAAGGTACTAGTGCTAACATGCTAGATGTAGCTAACAACCCATATGTAAATGATATGGCACAAGCAGCAGCAGATAGAGCAATGGCAGGTGTTCAAGATAATTTAGCAAGTATTAGAGGCGGTGCTATTATGTCAGGTGGCTATGGTGGTGGAAGACAAGGTATTGCAGAGGGTAATGCAATAGCAGGAGCTGCCGATGCAGCTAACCAAGCAGCAGCACAAATATATAGCAATGCATACGGTCAAGGATTAGGACATCAGGCTAATACATTAGGTATGACAGGAAGTCTTATGGGTGCAGGTTTTCAACCTTATGGTGCTTTAGGTGCATCTGGTCAACAACAGCAACAAAGAGAACAATCACTTATACAAGATGCGATGGCTCAACAAGAGTTTGAGCAAAACTTACCTTACCAACAACTGCAACAATATCAAGCAGGTATTACTCCTTATGCAAGTCTTGTTGGTGGAGCAGGTCAGAAAGTTAGCACAACTCCGGGTCGTACTCCATTAGAAAACATGGGTACTTTAGCTTCATTGTATGGTTTATTTTAAGGAGTAACAATGGCTAGAACATATGGAGAAATAATTACTGATTATGGAAATAAAGCATTAGATGTTGCAGGTAATGTTACAGATTGGTTTAGTGATGTAGGTAGCAGAATAGAAACTCCAGAAGTAGGGATTTGGAATACAGAGCCCGGTAATTATTTTACAAAAGAAAACTGGGGATTGGGTGACAGTAGTCTTATGACAATGGCACCAGCAGGTGTTTATGAGTCAGGTTATTTTGATAATCCCTACGATTCAGTATATGGAAGTGTCGGAGATGTTCAAGGTTTTGGCGATGAATTAGATGGTGTAAGTAGTTTGCCTGTTATAACTATTAAAAAAGGCCCAACACCTTCAGGAATTGATACAGCAGATGATAGATTTAGAAGATATGCAGCAGAAAACCTAACAAGAAATACAGGAAACGCTTCTAACATTAATAGAAACCCAGCTACTACTATTAGCCCAAGTGGTAGAAGTGGTGGAGGTACTGCGGTAGCTAGTGCAGTTCCATCAGCACCTGTATTAAGAACTCGTACATTTCCGTTTACCTCTCGCACACCTTCAGGCAGTGTATATGCACCGGATTTGTCTGCATACAATGACTCGTCTTTATTTAACTACGCTGGCCCGGGTGGTTTAGCTGAGTATACTTATGGACAAGGATTACGCACAGATGGTGCAGACTACAGTATATTTGGTTCACCGGCTAACATAGCTAATCCATATTTTGCAGGACAATTTAAAGAGCCTCAAGGACCTGCGGATGCTGCAATAAATATGCCAGCAGTTGAATTACCTGAGGGTGTACAGCCAGTAACTCCTACAGAAGTAAGTGCAGATGTTAGTATGCCTGCATTTAATGGTATTACACCTAGACCACCTAACTCTGCTGGAGATTTAACATATCAACAAACAATAGATGAAATGGGAATCTTTGGACCTAACAACCCACCTCCTAGCACACTATTTCCTAGTCCGGGACAAGCTACAGCTAATGAGCAAAATACTGTAGCTGGTAATATTGCTGGTACTCCTGATAACAGCATGATGGCTAATCAAGCAGCAGCAGATGCAGCTATGGGTAATAGAATGGGATATCCAGATAATCTTTTTGCCGGTGCTTCTGCTATGGATGATACTGCTGATATAGAAAGAGGTATACTTACTTCACAGCGTGGTACAACTATGGATGATACTGCTGATATAGAAGCAGGAATGTCTCGTGTGCCAACAGACATGCAAAGATATTTGGATGATTTTGAAGCTAGAGGTATAAGAGATAGAACAGCTGAGATAATGGACTATGCTGCAAACAATAACAGAACAGTTGGTGGTGTTACTATATTTGATGAAGGAGACCCAAGACAAATAATTCAAGATGCTATATTAAATCCTGAGACTAGGAGAGAATATAAACCTGTATATGGTGGCATAGATGGCATACCAGTAGAGCTTGGCCCAGAAAGAAGTTTTTTTAAGGCTGATGAAATAGACATACCAACTCCACCATTTAGACCTGAGGGTGTAGAAGGTGAAGATTTTTATCAAGATGTAACAGGTAACTTTTTTAGCATGGAAGATGATTTAGGTACACAACCACTAGGCCCTAATACTAGAGGAAGTAAAGGTAGCATAGATATTCCTAGTGGTCCTAATGTTAGAGGAACTAGAGGTAACATAGATATTCCTAGTGGTCCTAATGTTAGAGGAACTAGAGGTGATACAATACCAGCTGACATACCAGCTTTTTTAGATTATGACATAACTAGAGATAATGCAAACTACGAAGCTGCTGTTAATGCAAGAGATAATCAATTAAGAAATCAGCTAGATAGTAGACCTGCATATGAAAGAGATAGAATGGAATATTTAGATAACGCATATAGTGCTATTGATGTTAAATATGCAGGAAGTAAAACAAATGCTAGTCAGCAAGCTGAACTTGTTGAAGTGTTAAATGCTAATTTAGATTCATTTGGCAACGCTGCTGGCAGAGAGAATGCTGCTTTAGCAAGAGAACAACAAGATATGAGACAAGCTAACGCTACTCCTTTTGTACCTTCGTATGCTAGAGAAATAGAAGGCACTGATATGGGAGAAAGTTTATTTCAAGGTGTAGATACATCTCCTACTAATACGGTTTATCCCGGAGAAAACAGTATACCTTTTAACCCTAGTAATCCAATAGACCAGCTTGTACTACAAAAAACAGCACAAGAAGCACAGATAGCAAGAGCTAAATATGATAATGTACCTGCTAGAGCAGAAACAGGTGGTACTCCAATATCTATATTTAATGTTCCTGCAAGAGAACCAGTTAGCATGAATCAAATTGTACCTATGGTAGCTAGAACACAAAATAACATGACTGTTCCAGTCATGAGAGACTCGGCATTAGATAGAAGATATGGTGGGCCAATGAGGTTTGGAAGATAATGAATAAAGGAGAAAGATAATGGGTTATTGTACATACAACGGACAAAAAATACCCGGTACTAAAGAGTTTTGTAATCCTAGTGTAAAAGCTGGAGTTAAATGGGTAGAAGAAGATACAGAGGTTGAAACAACTGGAGGATTTTTAGACGCAGTCTCTAGTTTATGGGATGAAGACAAACCTGAAAAGTTTACAGAATATGTAGAAAGAAGGTTTGAAGAAGACCCTTATAAACTAGCTTTTGATGCAGCTATGTTAGCAGTGCCCGGTGGTCTTGCTCTTAAAGGAATAACTGGTGCAGGTAAAATGGCAAACATATTTAAAAAGACTTTTAGAAAACCTACTGATGCTGTTCCGGGAACACCAGCCTCTTCTACTTTTTCAGGTACAGGTACTTTTACTAAACCTACAGGTGTGCCTATAAATCCTAAAACTGGTCTTCCTATGCCTGCTCAAACTAAAGTACCATCTTATCCTATTAATGCACCAAATGCAGGAAAAGTTATTACTACTCCAAGACAAGGAACTTTTGCTAGACCTCTTGCAAATCCTATAAATAGAACAGCAGCTGTACCGGGTATACCAGCAGGCACAGCATTTTCTCCGGGTAGACTAGCTCTTACAGGAACTGCTCTTGGAGCTGGTGCTTATGGTGTAGATAGGAATTTATATCCTATGACTGAACAAGCAAAAGCTATAGCTCAAGAAAATGCTAATGCTTCTATGATGCCTGCAATAGAACAGCTTGATGCAATAAAAGCACAAGACGATGCAATAAAAGCAGCTGAAGAATTAAAAATTAAGAAACAAAATGAAATAGACAATATGAGTTTCTTTGATAAATTTAAATTAGGAATGAAAGACCCTACTACTGCTGCTTTGTTTGGTGCTGGATTAAGAGACATAGGTGGCAATAAACCGGGAGGAAATCAATTAGGCACAATGCAAATGGGATTAGCTAAAGCAGCAGCTTCTGCTAGTGGTCCAAGTGCATCATTGTTTAATGCAACTAAACTATCAGAATCTGCTTTAATGGATAGGTTTACTGATAGCAAGTCGTTTATAAGTTTCTTTGGAGATAGCGAAGAAAAAAGAAAAAAGAAAGCAACTTACATGGTTGGAGTGTATAGAAGTTTACAAGCACAATTACTTGCTGCTGGTTTGCCGGCAGATGATAAAACAGTAATGGCAATGCTTGAAGAAGAATACGGTAAAAAAGCATAGAGGTAAGCAATGGCTGTTAATCCATTTGTAAAAGAAGAGGAAGAAGAAAATCCTTTTGCTAATTTTGATTTTGGTGGTGTAAGTTATGAAGAAGTAGGAAATCCTTTTGAGGATTTTAATTTCGCATCTGTAGATTTTTCTGGCAAAGATTCTGATTCATTAGGATATTCTTTTGATAGAGCAATGAAAGCTGGTGGTCGTGGACTATCGGAGCTATTGCCACGCATGGGTTTAAATGTTCCTCAAGGCATACAAGACTACTCTGCTAAATTACAAGAAGCTGGTGAAACTGGAATGCAAGACTACGCTCCAGAATACCAAGGTGAAATTACACAACAAAGTTTAAAAGATGTTCCCGGATTCTTAGGAGAAAAACTAGCAGAGAATGCTACTGCTATGGGTATTACTATGTTTGGTTTAACATTGGGCCAATCGTTAATGAAAGGCCCGGGTGTTTCTAAGTTAATAGGTGCTGGTATTACAGGTGCTACTGCTGGATTTAACTACTTAATGTTATTAGACGAAGCAGTAGAAACTCATGCAGCAGCAGCCGGTAAGACTGTAGACGATTTAACCGAAAGTGAAATTGGTAATGCTAGTTTTACAGCTATACAAAACGCAGGTCTTGATTTTATTCTTCCGGGTATATGGGCAAGGTCTATGAAAAAAGCAGGATTGCCTGCTAAGAAATCATTAAAAGAATTAGCTGATAATTTAAAAACAACTGATAAAGAAAAGATTGGTTCTATGCTCTATAAAGGAGCAAGACAAACATTAAACTCTGCATTAATAGAAGGTAGTATAGAGTCTGCACAACAAGCCAACATGATGCGTACATCAGTGTTAGGAGTTGAAGGTATAAATCCTGAGTCTATGTTGACAGATTTTGCTGTAGGTGCAGCAGGTGGTGGTCTGTATGGTACTCCTGCATCTATAAGTGCAGCTACTGATGTTAATAGAAGTCGTGCAGCAGATAAAAAATTATTAGATTTTGCTGATGTACAAGCTAAAGTAAAAGCAGGCGAGCGTTATAAAGCAGATGTAAAAACATATACTAAAGATTTTGATAAGCTAGTAAAAGAATATGACAGTATTGTTAAAGATGTAAATCTTGGTAAAAAACCAAATGCAGATTTAATTAAAAAGTTTGAAGCATTACCGGGTACTAAAAAACCATTTGATGTTGAAACTGGAATGGGTAGAATTCGCCCACCTAAATTTGATGTAGAAAGAAATGTTGCAGACATCATACCTAATTTATACAATGCTCCTGAAGAAACTAAAGGGTTGCTTTCTAATATATTAAGTGGATTGTCAGAGTTAGCATTAAAGCGTTCTACTGATGAATTAACTGACATTAGAAAAGATGTAAAGACAGGTAAAGACATGGCTGCTTACATGGATATAGCAGGTGCTCTTGCTGATGTTCAAACAGGTAGTGGTGAAAAACAAGGCATAACTAAATCTTATGACACTCGTAGGCATCTTTTAATTGGTAAGTATGTTAATAGGTTTGAGCGTATAAGAGATACATGGGTTAGGAAAATACCATTTATGGGAGAAATGGGTGGTAGTGTTAGGCCTGCGGTTAATAGATATATAGCTGCTAAGTTAGAAGAAAAGAATAAAAGACCTTTGTACAATCTAGCACAAGCTGAAGCTGAAGTATTGTCTTTGATTGGTGCTAACAAAAAAGCATTGCTAGATGAAAGCATTGTAGAAATTGCACAGATACAAGAAGAGATTTGGGCAGAGTTGTATAGAGTGTTAGGAAAAGATGGCTTAACTATTGGACATCAAAAAGGATATTTAACTCGTAGCATTGATACTAATTTTATTAAAGCAAATGAAAAGAATCAGCAAGAGTTTTTAAATAGTTTAATTAACGATGTTGGTTTACCTAGAGAAGAAGCTAACCAAGTATTAGAAAACATATTAAATGATGTAGACGCTAATGTATTTACTTCTGAACAAATTAGAGCAGGCATTGACCAACAACAAGGACTAGGGCCATCTTCTTTTGAAATAATTAGAGATGGTAGATGGGACAATTTAGATACTAAGTTTAGAAACAAAGACACATTACAGTCAATAGAAAATTATTTACTTAGTGCTGTATCAAGAATAGCATCTGCTGAAGCATTTGGTGCTAATGGTGCTAATAAATATAATGATGCAATAAAAAGATTAAAAAGTACAGGTGCTCTTAATGATGCACAGACTGAAAAGTTGTGGGGTATGTATGATGCTTATCACAATGTTTACAAAAAACCTAGAACAACTGAGCAAAGAGCATTAGTAAAAGGTATGAAAGGATTAACTACAGTAACTGCTGTTAGTTATCTAGGATTGGCTACAATAAGTTCTTGGACTGAACCACTGTGGATACCTCAAAGAAATGGCTGGTATAATATGTTAAAAGCTGCACCATTGGCTGCTGGTTATATGTTAAAAGGTTTAATGCGTAGTGCTTATGCAGGTGGCGAAGGACAAAAAGCTATGTCATCATTTGGTAGAGATTTATTAAGAGTTATGGGTATGGCTACTAATCCCGCTATGGCTGAAAGAATAGACAAACTTATGGCAGGTGACAGAAACATTATATTAAATTATTTCTTCCGTACACCGGCTGCTATGTGGCTAACACAGTACACTAATTTTGTCAGGGTGTGGACTTCTGTGGCTGGACTTAAAATGATACAAGAGCAACACAACAAAATAGACACTATGAGTGCTAATAACAAGAAATTGTTAGAGCAGGAGTTGTTAGAAAATGGTTTAACTTTAGAAGATTTTAGAAAGTTAGGTGCTCTTGCTAATGGTAATATAGAGTCAGCTATTTTAGATGATAATTATTTAGAAAGCACATTTACTAACTCAGAAGGAGAAACTGTAACTGTAAGAGATGTGCTAATTCCGTGGATGCGTAAAATAACTACGGATGTGGCACTTGAGCCTACTGCTGGTAATAGACCATTATGGATGTCTAATCCTAATCTTATGTTATTAGCACAGCTTAAATCTTTTCCTATACTATTTGGTAATACTATCGCTAGAAGGTTAAATGCTAAAATGAATCCTCAGTTTTGTTCGGCTGATTTCGTTGGTAAGTTAGGAACAATATCTGCTATTAGTGCTGCTATAGGAATGGCTGCATTAGCTATGGCAGTTAAAGATGCTATTAAAGGAGTGGAAGAAGATAGAGGAGTAATAGAAACTGTTAGTGCGGTAGGTGTTCCGTTGATTGGAGAAATATCTGATTCACAAATAGGTGGCTATGTAGTAGGCCCGGGCCCTGCATTGGTAGATAACTTTATGAAAAGTTTGTTGGGAGATAATTTCTTAGGTGACACAACAGAAGAAATATTTAAGGTAATGTTAAATGCTACGACAGGAAGGATTGGTTCAGAAGCATTTTTAGGAGACAGGTAATGAGAAAGTGTATTGACTTAGAAAGCCAACCGGGATTTCAAAATATCTATGCACCACAAATGCAACAAGCTATTGATAGAGGACTAGCAGGACACAGTGGAGACCCTAAGAATATTGACTGGGGTTATGATTTGCCTAAACCACAGACAGAGCCTATAATTAGACCGGGTGACATACCTAGAGTTGAGCCTAAACCACCAAAGCCTCTTGACCCTAACATGCCAGACCCTGTAAATACAACAGGTTCTTACTGGGATACTTTGTTTAATAGGTATGCTATACAGCCAGTAAGAAAATTAATAAATTTATTTCCTAGTCCTACAATACAAGGCGGTAGTAAAGACTTAGGTAGCTTTAATGGTTTTGCTGGCAAAGGTAATTGGGGTCGTATTAAAACACCAAAAGGATATGGTGGCTATGACATTCATGTATTATATCATGAGTATGGTCATGCTATAGACCACATAGGTGGTATGTTAGAGAATGATTCTAAGAATCCATTAAAAGAAACTTCAATGGAATTGTTAGATGGTATGCAAAAAGATGGTGTAAAGCTAGGGTGGATAATTAATGATTCTGCTATGTATGATTACATAGAAAAAAATGGATTGCATTTTGTTATTAAGGGCAGTAGAAAAATGAATATTGCTAAAGGAAGTAACAAGGCCGAAGCTGAAAGTAAAATGAAACCGGGAGATAGGTTTAGAATTATAGAATACTTAGTTACCCAAGTTAAAAAAGATTTAAACAAAGCTAATTTATCAAAAGACCCTGTTAAAATTAGAAGAGCAAAAGATGAAGTTAAAAAAATTAACGCAGTATTTGATGCAGATACCAAGAGACAAAAAGATGCTCAAGATTTTGTAAAAGAGTTGGTAGCAATAAGCAAACAGATGAAAAAATCTATGCCTGATTATAATGAGACTGGAATGAATGAACACATTGGTGCTTTTACAGACATTATAGATGCTATAAGTGGTGGTGAAATATATGATAGGGAGTTAGCAGAAAAAACTCCAAACATATATAACTTAGGTAGTCATGGTACTCATCCTTCAGGTTATTATAGCGGTAGACAGACATATGCTGGTTCTGTAAGAAACCATAACATGGACACAATCATGGAGTTCAGAAGAGCAGAGGTATGGGCACAACTTTTTTTATTTTATGCACACGATGGTGGTAAAAGCAAGAACACTCAATTCTTAGAACATGCTAAAAAAACAATGCCTGAAACTTATAAAGCATTTGAAACAGCATTGCAAAGATTAATGACTATACCTCAAAGTGTTGTAGATGATAGTAAGTTCCACAGACATACATAATGTGGTATAATGTAGATTTTACTTGGAGATTTTATGGATATAGAAGATGAACAAAGAGCGTTGCTATCAAAGGCAATGACAATGTATGCAGAAAAGTTTGATGATTACCCTGAATTTGGTCACAAGTTTCCAAAACTACATCTAGTTCCTTTTTATGTGTCTGAGATTAATAAGGCTATAAAAACTAACAAGCCTATTATAGTAGACTGGGCAAAAACTAGCGAAAGATTTATTGACTAACTGCGTTAAGTAACTTAGCTATGTTAACTAAGTACATCTTAGATGCTTTGTTATCCCCACCCATGACAGTGTAAGGTTTCATATCTTCCATTGTCTTTCGTAGTTTGTCAGTGTTAAACACTAGGCTACAACACAACTCTCCATCCTTAACTAAATTATGTACCCACAACTCAGCCTCTGTGCTAGTTAATCCTGAGGGTTTACCATAGCTCTCTGTCTCAATACAGATGTTACCTGTCGTTGCCCACTTATCCCTCTCTGTTTTAACTTCACACTTCTTAGCACCTGAGAACATCTCATCTATGTGCTTCTCCCATTGCTGACCAAACTCTAGGTCTACATCAAACTTCTTTAATTCTTTTATGTCCTTGCTCTTGTTCAGTGCCAAGTTCCTCTCCTTTTATTTCGACAACAACATAGTTGTCTGTATCTAATCCACCAATCTCTGTAGTAACCTTAGTTACAATCTCATAGTGGTCATCCTCAATAACCTCACCCTCTACTAATGCATCCATAAGAAACTTATGCATAGTAAATGTGTAGTTATCTAAATCCCTTTTGTGTTTTGTATTAAAGTATAGCTTGTAGTGTGGCTGTATGGTCTTATACTTAGGCAGTGTTAGTACCCAGTCCATAACAGTATCATGATAGGCTCGTTTAACATTGTTCTTTTGTATGTAGTGCATAGGAAAGAAGTTGTTTAAACTAACTAAGTGTTCCCTTTTCTTTTCACCTCTGCCTCTTGTAAATACAGGCAAGGGTAGAATCCCTTTGTGCTTCATTACTTTCTCCAGTCTGTTCGCCAAAGTCTTGGGTTTGTTTTTTTCTTTTGTTGTTTTAGTGTTAGGTATAACTTGGAAGTCTCATCCATACGGACAAGACCCCAAGAGTTTTTAGACTTAGTCTTTGAGTTCATCGACTATATCTTTGTCGAGTAATCTCCAAATGATGACAGCTGCAATAATGCCAGCCAGTCCACCGTTTCCTAAAGTCCAAACTATGCCTAGTATAGAGCCAATTACATCTCCTGTAAGGAAGGCTACCTTTGGTCCAAAGATAATCTGTAATATAATTGAAAGGCTTATCAGTTTGATGCCAACATCTATCGCTCCATCAGCACCATTCTTTATCTTATCTAACATATTTTACTCCTATATTAGTCTAACATTTTTATAACAATTAGTTGAAGAGCAATGATAAGTACAATAGTTCCTATCACTCTACGTCTCTTTCTTCTTCAACCAAGTCAACAAGTTCACACACACTACCAGTACACGCTAAAGTCTTAGTGCCTACTGTCATATCTGTTAACTCGTACTCGCTAATCAAATCCCAGTCTACAGACTTAGGCATTGTCTTAGCCAGTTCATTGTACTGTTTCTTAGTGCAGTCCTCATAAGGTGCTTGTTGGTAGGAGTGGTCAGAGTGTGGTAAGAAACTAACACCACTGACTTCATCAAAGTGCTTGTATACCCATGCACCTACTTCCATCCACTCATGTTCTCTTACACTAACAGTAACGCTAGGCTTATGCTCACAGTAATATCTTTGATAGGTGAGCCATAGTTCTAGCTGTTCGATAGCAGTCCTGTCGTTCCTAAGTATAGCACCTTCGGGTGCTTTCATTGGGAAGGTAAAGACTTTAACGCTATTGGGTTTCATTACATCAGCTTCACAAGGTATGCCTTGGTCCTCCATAAGTTGAGCAATAGGGTCTTTAGCATCTGCTCTTACTCTACGGAAATAGTAGTCATTGTGCCTAGTGTGTATACCACTTGCACTATCTACTAATTGACTGACTGTGCCACTAGGTTTAATCGCTGTTGTTGCAGTAGCTTGGCTGATACCTAGCAGTTCTGACCAATGCTCATTAACCTTAATTGTTTCTTTTCTAAGGTCACTGAGAAAGTCAGGTAAACTTCTTTTACCATAGTAGCCTCTGTCTTCACTGCTACCATTCATAAAACTATTGTCCATTATACCAGTTAATGATACTCCAAGCAAGGCTTCTTCTTCTGTATTTTTAACCCATTTCGGTCTAAGTCTCTTAATGTTAGTAAGACTTGCTTGAAATGTGCCCAGTATAGTGGCTAATCTTACCTTACGGAGCATATCTTTCTGTGTGTCTGTTGCTCGTATCACTACCTCTGTTAAGTTGCAAAATTGACCATCTCTTAGGATGATTTCACTGCATGGATTACAACCAAAGTCATGCTCTGTATCTCTCCTACCTATGGATGCTACTTGTTTGATAGCCGCTTCTCTGTTGAAGATGCCACGCTCACCTGACTTAGACTCATAAAGAGAAGCCCATTCCTTCATGAATATACCCATGTCAGGCTTCTCTGTATAGCATACACTGTTGTTACTGAGTGCCATTTCCGGTGTGTCTGACCACCACTGACCTGACTTAGCGTTACGCATACGCTCATCAGTTAAGTTTGATAGAGATATAAGTGCTGACCTACGCACACCACCTACGACTACCACCTCTGCTATCTTACACATCATTCTATGACACTCATAACTTGTTAGCTTTCTTCCTACTGACTCTTTGAATAGGTTAGTAGCGAAGTTAAATAAATCAAGCAGTGGTTCAGGACCACTTGCTCTGCCTCCAAAGGTAGCTAACCTAGAACCTTTGGGTCTAATCTTAGAGAAATCCCACTTAGGCATTTCACCATTGTACAAGTAAGTAATAAGTTTTCTAAACGCAGACTGCCATCCTTCCTTGCTGTCTTGTACCACTACTGTGTCCTCTACATCTATCATCTCCTCAGGTACTTCGGGTAGCTTAGAAATAAATTGTCTTTCTACACTAAATCCTACACCAGTACCATGCATGAGTACATATAAACATTCATCAAATGCTTTTGGATGGTCAACACTAAGGTAAGCACAGTTGTATCCAGCTATGTTGTTATCTTTAAGTGCCTTGCCTGAGGTCATCAATGCTCTCATGCTTGGCATAACTTCTAGGTTTAATACTGCATCTTCTAGTATCTTCCTAGTCTTGGGTAATAACTCATGGTTACAGTTCTCTTTTAAATGTTCTTCCATGAAGTCAAAGTATCTAGCAACTGTTTCTTGCCATGTCTCTCTCCTGTTTTTATCAGGTAGCCACCTAGCGTATCTGCTCAGTGCTATAAAATTTTGGTAGTCGTTGGGTAATGTGTTCATTCTTCATCCTCTAGTGGTGCGATTTCAATGTCAACCATCTTATCGCCATTCTCGTCATAATAATCTTTGTACTTTAATCTTCCATTTCTATGTAGTAGTATTGCTGTTGTTATTCCTTTGTCGTATGCTCTCTTGTGTGTAAAGTAAATAGCAACTGCACCTAGTAACATAAAAGCTAGGCTTATCTCTATGTATTCCATTCGGTCTCCTCAAAGTCCTCTAAGAATCTATCTTTCTTCTCAATAAGTTTACCTTCAAATGCATCAAGTAACTCATCAGGCTCTATCTCTAACTCATCACAGATTAAACAGGTGTCATAAGTTGCAGAGATAAAAGCCTTCAACTCTGGTAGTAGCTTCAAAAACTTGCTCCTTTATTGTCAACAAAATAATTGGTTATCTTGCCTGAGGGAATAGGTCTAGCTTCTAGGCTACCATAACAGTCTTCCTTGAATCCACAAAATGCACAGGTCATGCATAGCTTCTCCTCTCCTGACTTAGTCATAGTGGTAGCGTTAGCTATTCTCATAGGCGGTGTATCCGACTCCATTTTATTTTTCAGGTCGACAATAAAAGTATCTACATCTTGTTCAAGTTCCTGTTTGCACAGCTTGAGAGTTGATTTGTTTTTATTTAAAGCAAGGAAGTATCCATGCTCTCTTTTGTCTCCTTTACCATAGGCTGATAGTTGTTTGATGTAGCCAAAGCTGTCATCTTTAATACCATCCTCGTCAAACTTGTTATCCCAAGACCATGCACTAGCAGTCTTTATGTCTACTAACTCACCATCAATAGTACAATCTTGAGAGCCATTAACACCCTCGACTGTGTGTTGCTTTTGTTGGTCTGTCACTGCGTGTCCTGATAGTTTAATCAGAGCCACGAGCATGGCTTCTAACACATGACCTTGTAGAAAGGTAAGGTACACACTCCCCTCTATCTCCTCAGGTGTGTACCCCTTCACAGTATACCACTGTGCCCTTTCACAACGACCAATGCTAGACATTCTCAGGTCTTTCTTTTGTTCATAAGGCTCAAAGGCATTCTTAATTGCCTGTTCAACCTCTCTACCACATTGCATAGCTATGGTATCTAAGTCTCCGGTGTAATCCTTAGACTTCATTACCTCATATACATCAGGTATTAGTGTTTCTATTGTCTTTTCCACTTTGTTGCTCCTCTCTTGTTGTAATTTCTATTAGCCGATTTAAGTACCATTGTGCTTTCTTTAAATCTTCTAATCCATTCTTCATTTTGTATCGAGTTACATATTTTATCACATTACCTTCAAGAAAACTCATGTTTTTTGAAGTGATATAATCAATGCACTCTATCCCTTGTGTGTAATGCTCCGGATTGATGTTGTCTTTCTCTCTGTTCTCATTCCATTGCACTTTAATTTCGTTATCCTTCATGTTTGCCTAATTCTTCTATGTCCTTTAATTTGCTTATAGGTAGATTATGACAGTCTGTTGAAACTTTCCAATTATTGTCAGGGTCTATACTCCCCTTCTTTAAAAACTTTGAGTCTGCTAAATACTTTTCTTTTTCTAGGTAGCCTAGTATCCATCCTTCTGACAAATCATTTTTTATTCGGGTAAAAACGTAAAAGTCACACTTTTGTTTAGTGTTCAGGTCAGCTACAGAACATTCATAATATTCTCTAGGTGCTGATGTTACCCTCTTGCTTTTAACATCTATTTTTTTGTTATTAAATACTAAATCATAATCATAAGTATTGTTCAAGGAAATTCCTAGTTCCTCTGCTACAATAATCTCACCTAAAAATCCAATTACATTTCCTTTTCCTTGTGTTATTGAATTATTTAAAATACCCATGTCACTTGACATTGAATTAGCCAAGTTAACATTCTCTTTTGTAATTTTAATGTGTTTCATTCCAACTTCTCCCTATTTTATACTCTCCAGTTATTGGACAGTTTAGTTTGTAATAATCTGTTGTCTGCTCCATGGCCTTAACAACCAAAGAACCAATCTCATCTGCATCCTCTGGACTACACTCCAGTTGTATCTCATCATGTATAACACCCAATTGCCTGTACTCTAGGTGTAGTGCAAGTGAGTGAAAAATAACCCATGCCCTCTTACTTATTATAGCACCCGCACTTTGTAGTAAAAAGTTAAGTGAGGCATGTTCGCTCCTAACTCTGACGTGTCTGCCATCTAATGCTTTGAGGTATCCCTTGTCTGATGCCTTGCCTACTCTTTCTCTGAGTACTTTAAGGGCGGGTGTATTATCAAGAAAGTTTTTCTTAAGTACCTTGCCTTCTTCTATACCGCCACCCGCTATACTACCTATCTTCTTGTCTCCCGCACCATAGAGGAATGCATAGATAAATGTCTTAGCCTTATCTCTTGTGTCTAGTCCGGCTGACTTCTGATTGGCAGTGTGTATGTCACCTGTTAGTATCTCTTGTGTATAGTTCTCATCTCTCATATAGTGAGCGAGGCATCTAAGTTCTAGTCCGCTGAGGTCAGCACCTACTAGCACCTTGTCCTCAGGTACAGTAAACAATGCTCTCATCTCAGAGCCATACTCTTTGCCACTAGCAGTTACTTGTTGTAAGTTGGGGTTACTACTACTCATCCTATGAGTCACAGTTCCCATAGTATGTACTCTGCTATGTATCCTACCTGTTCTCTCATCTATAGCATCAAGCCATGAGTTAATCTGACCTTGCCTCTTTTGTAACATAAGGTATCTACCAATGAGTTGTGCCTCAGGTATCTCTACATCCTTGAGTGTGGACTCGTCAACCTTAGGTCTGCCAGTTTCAGTAAACACCTCAGGCTTCCAACCATAGTGCATAAGATGTCTACCTACCTGTTGTCTACTACCTAAGTTTAGTTCAGGGTATGCCCAGTAACCATAGTCACCTTCCTCATTGGTATGACATTGCAAGTCTACCTCTGCTTGGTATCCCTTAGTCCTAGTAAAATCTTTCTTGAATCTAGTCTTAACTGGTGTCTTGCTTTTCCATACAGGCAGTGGCTTGAATGATTTGTGTACTTCTTCTTCTGCTTTTCTTAAGTCATCATTTACTTGTTGTAATATCTCTATTGCACCTCGCTCATCAAAGAGCCAACCAGTTCTCTCTTGCCAAGAGCAGTGCCTCTTAGTAGCGTACTCTAGTTGCTTAGCATCCTCACTTAATCTCTTTTGCTTCATGAGTTTGTAGACTTTAGTTGTAATCTCTACATCTCTTAAGCAATACTCAACCATCTCATCACTTAGCTTTGACCAGTCCTCATGGTCTCCCTTAGGGTATCCTAAGTACTCACCCCAGTTAGCTAGTGAGTGGCCACCCTCTCTGCGTGGACTGTCTAGCTGACTGAGTATCAGTGTGTCCTCTATTGTCGTGTTAGCGAAGTCAGTACCCCATAGTCTTGCAAGTACAGGGATGTCAAATGCTATACCATTGTGAAACACCAATATCTGTGAGTCTATCCACTCGTTAAAGTCTTTAGACTCATAGAATACTTGTGTATCTTCGGTGTATATGTCTTGCACTGCTACGCACCACACCTTAGTGGCTTCTATACCATCAGTTTCTATGTCGCAACTAAAAGTCTGCGTCATTATTCCATCCGCCCACATCAGGATTAACACCTTTCTCTAGCCTAGCAGTTTCAGGGTTAAAGTATGTCCAACCGGCTTCTCCTGTCTGACCTGTTCTTCTTAGCTTGGGTACTCTAATGCGTGTTGAGTTCTTAGTATAGTCATCCTCTGCTAACTTATCTCTTGAGAATAGTATGTTGGTGTGACAAGCCTGTGGTATTGCACCACTACCTTTAACATCATACTCACTAATCTTATGAGGATGAGAGCCATCATCAGGCTTCCTTGTATGTGTACTCAGTATAACTGCACACTTAGTTTCTTTACATAGCTTTATGAATCTGTCCATGACTTCTTCAATGTTCTCATTACTTAGGTTTTTAATTGCAGTATGCAATGGGTCTACCAATATTATACTACAACCTAATCCTTTTACAAAGTATCTTATCTTAGAAAACATTTCCTCAAGGTCAATGCTACCACCACCATCATTGTGTAGCTGTATCTTTGTGCCAAATCCTATCTCAATAGCCTTGTCCATGATGTTGTCTACATTTAGTTCTGTTGGTTTAACAAGTTGTAAGTTCTCTGCTGTGTGTACACTCACTACCTTTCTTATGGTCTCATCAATGTTATCCTCTACCATGAAACAGCCTATCTTCTCATCAGTTTCTGTGGCAAAGTGGTAGATGAGTTCGTTAAGTATAGTAGTCTTACCAATACTGGTATGTGCTATGATTGACACTAGTTCTCCCTTTGCTATACCACCTCTCATCATATGGTTTAAGTCTCCGAAAGAGTCAGGCAATGGTACAAGTTCAGTGTTCTTGTAATCAAGCATAGCTTCTCTCATGTCCTCAACAGTAGCTACACCACTTACTGTGTAATCTTTAGAGTAGTTCCACCACTCGTCTAGGAATTCTCTACCATCACCATTCTTGAGGTAATCACTAGCATCTTTGTGCTTGGCTAGTGTAAGTATCTTACATTTATTCGGGCCAAGTATAGGTGCTATCTTCTCTACTGCCTCTCTACCGGCCTCGTCATTGTCAAAGCATAATACTACAGTTTCAAATGAGTCAAGCCATTGAAGGTTAGCCTTAATGTTAGCAGTAGAATGTACACCATTGTTAATGGATACTGATGCCCAACGACTACCAAACATTTCATAGACAGCCATAGCATCTAACTCTCCCTCACATACTGTGACATACTTGCCACCACCTTGGAACAAGTTCTGTCCAAATAGCATGTTCTGATTCGTTGTATCTCCCTTACCAAAGAAAGTCTTATTGGATACAATCCTAGTTTTCATACCAACCATATGATTCTTTTGATTGAAGTAAGGGTAATGATGTTTGATTACCTTACCTTTGGCATCTTTCTCACACTTTACCTTGTATCTCTCTAAGGTTTCGGCTCTTAGTTTTCTGTCATGTAGTGTGTAATAGTCACCTCTGTACTCATGCTTCCATGAGTCATCATGTTTGTCTGTGATTTGTATGGGTGTCTTAGTATGTGTTACATAGCCATGCTCACCACAAGCAAAGCAATGTGTTTGTCCATCTGAATACACAGCTAAGTTATCTTTACTAGTATCCTTGCCATTCTTTGCACAGCTAGGACATTGTTCTTTTCTTACTAATTCGTTCTTACTTTCCATCTTTTCTCCTCTCTTAAAATAAACAGGGCAACCGAAGTTGCCCATATTATAACCTACTTTATTTAAAAGTACAAATTAAAATTCAGAAGGGTCGTATTCTTCAACTCCATCTGCCTTCTCATCTACCCTTACACGCTCTAAGTAAGTGTATCCATCATAGGGTGCTTTGCCTTTCTTTACAAGCATAGTTACTTTGTCACCAAACAAAGATAGGTGAGTAGCATCTACCTCATCCTTATCTGCATTGTAAATCTTAGGCTGACCAAAGTCTACCTTACGCTTAGAAGTAATTTGAGTCTTACCCTCATACTCCTTAGTCACTAAGCCATTCTTCTCCGCTTCCTTGATACCTGATTTATCTAAGGATACAGTAAGTGTGTACTTACTTTGTCCTTTGAACACATCAGGCTGTGTTACTTTGTTAAACACAACTTCACCAGTCAATGATATATAATCACTCATTTGTACATCTCCTTATAGTTAACATTTAGTGTTACATCTAGCAGTATTCTAAGTAATACTACTAAAAGTGTAGTAGAAAAAATGGAAGTAAAAACTACTACACTCTTAGTAATACTAAGTAAGTATCATTGAATAAATGTTATTTATTTATATAAACAATAAAGTGGTTCAATGTTTTCTTTCTTAGAATATGTGTATTGTAGCATACATAAAATACTCTGTCAAGGCTAATAGTCAATTAATTTTATTTTGCTGATAGTCAATGAAAAAATAAAAAATATATACAAAAATACAGACAAAAAAAGAGGGCATTTCTGCCCTAAGTTTTCTTTAAATCTTCATGTTTCTGCACTAGGTATCCTAACTTGTGCATCATACCTAACAGAGAGTCCTCGTCAGCCTCGCTTAAAGCTACTTTTAAGGCCTGTTCTCTTTGTTCCCTTTCAAACTCCTTACTTTCAAGGTATTCGTCTACAAAATCCATGCTATCGACCTCACCATATTCGTTAACACGACCATTATCTTCACACCAACTAATGTATCTTTTTATTCCACTCACTATAATCCTCCATATCCATCAGGACAACAACATGGACAATAATACTCGTCATCATGTATAAAACAAATATAAATATTAGTCTTATCTCCACAATCTACGCAAGTTCTATCATCACTTTCTTCAAGTTCACTTTCGTACATATGTTCTCCCTAAAATTGAGGCTCAAACTCTATGCCTCTATCCACTAAAGACTTGAAATGCTCTGCTTTACTTTTGTAAAACCTAGCATCATCAAGTCTATCCTCGAAGTCAGCATCTAAATATAAATTGTACAACCTTTTGTATTCGATTGCACAATCTATAAGTTGATGGTTAACTTCCCAATTTCTTCCAGTTAAGTCAGTCATTGAGTCTATTATACAACAATTCAAACTCAACATCTTCCCTTGATGGTGTGTTACCACCAAGATATTTCTTGAGTATCTCCTCAGTATCTTCTTCAATAAGCCTAATCTTTTCTATGCGGTCATTGATTTCTTTTCTGAGTTTACTCTTGACTTTGTTCTTCCTAGTCAGTTCTTGCTCAAGTTCTTTGAGCCATTCGTTACTCTCTGTTGCTCCTTTCATGTGTACTCCTTGTCAATGAAATCACCACGACTCATACCTTTGTCAGCGTACTCATCCTCAATCAAGTGAGCATCATTATCAGTATGCCAAGCTAATTTCTGCTCAAGCTCACTAATATCTGCCCAAAGACTTTTAATCTCTAGCTTGAGTGCATCATTTTCTTTCTTGAGAGTTCTATTAATTCTCAAGGCCTCATCATTAAAGTGTTTATTGTTATTCGGGTTCATTCTAATACTCCAAAAAAATATAACCAGACAAGTATGTTGACACTTAGATAACACATTGTACTAAATGTCAACACAGTTTCTTCTACCTTTAGCTTTGTATTCTCATTCAAAATTTACCACCAACTATCATAAACTACTTTGTAGCCATCTTTAATTGCTTGTAGTCCATTCTTAACAAACTCAAGGTCATAAGCATCTTGTTCCTTAACTTCTTCTGTGTCATAGTCATAACTATCATGACCAAAGAAGAAGCCTTGAGTATCAGGTAATTTCTTCTCCTTAATATACTTTTGTAATCTATTGAGGTCAATCTCATCTAACTCAATAGGAACACAATTAAATACTTGAGGAATATCACCATTTGGATTTGGGCAACCCTGTTCTTCCCAAAGCATCTGCATAAACCCATGCAATCTGTTGTGTTTTCTCCAACTAGCAAGGTCAACATCATTTTCATTCTCTTGCCTTAAATCTTCCGACTTAGTTTTCCACGCATACATATCTAATCCCATATTTTTTCCTTTTCTTAGTTAATAGGAGTATAGACTATCGCCCTCTAGAGTTAATAGCAATAGCCTATATTTCTAACAACTAATTTATACTTACTTCGGTTATGTTACTTGACTTAGTTCGCATACTTGTGTACTGCTTTTTATAACCTCATCCCTTTTAATTTTTCTGCTTAGTATAAATAAGTGAGCAGTTTTATTGAAGGCAAATTGCAGTCATTAGTCATACTCAGGACTCCTCTCTAGATTTTCAGGACTTCCACCAATTGGCACTAGATACCTGTGAGATGTAAGGCACATAAAAGGTCGTAGCAAATCCATATCCCAATCTTCTATTATGTTTAATATATAATTACTTATATAATACCTTACAAATTTGGGAGCAGTTTATCAAGTCATACTCAGGACTCGGAGATGTTCCTATATTAATCTTGAAAAGAAATTGAATTGATTGTTCAACTGGATAAATACTTGTACTTGCCATATCAATACAGCACTATTAAATATTATCCCAAAGAAACCAATCCATACTAATATTTTAGCAATCATTTCTTTTTGGCTATGTCTTAACCACACTCTTTTATTCTTTCTCATTACATTTCTCCCCAACCCGCAGAGGTCAGCCAATCATTATCTGCCTTGACATTTGCCTCGTGGTTTCTAATACTTCTCATCTTTTCCTTATCGTTCTCGCAATCATCACAAATTGCAATCCTACCATAAGGATTAGTGTATCCACATTTAGTTAATACAGGCTTATAATCAATGCCCGTATCAATAAAATATTCAACCTCATTAATACATCTTTCCATTTTTCTTTCTCCTTAGTTATAAAGAGTTTGGACAGTAGCCCTCGATACTGCCCAAAGTTTTTACAACTCAGCTAGTAAAAGATTAGCCTTTCTCGTTGAAATTTCATAACCTTTATGAATAAACTTTCGTTTAATAATTTTATCATCAACATAAAATCTAAACTCTTTCATGCTGTTATCGTAAGTTTTACAAGTTGTCCTGTGTGTTAGAAAGGGGTGGGAGTTTACGCTACTTGTTCCCACTCTTACTTTAACAACTCCATCTGCTTTTACCCCGTAGGATTTATCAGACTTATAAGCACAACTTTTAATTATATTCCATATTGGATATTGTCTCATTTTTGTATCTCCTTGCTAGTTAAAAGAGTTGAGGCACTCTTGACGAATGCCCCAAGTTTTTTAGCTAGTCCTCATCAATACAATGTATCAGTATTTGAGATTCGGGAACATGGTGTTCATCTGAGGCTTGTTTGATGAGTATGAGTTCAGCCTCTTTCTCTGTAAATGCCTCGATATATTCCCAATGATTGGTAATGATGTCAAAGCCTATGTGGAAAGTTTTCTTCTCCATTTGGTATCTCCTTGCTAGTTTAAACGCAATAAGGCACACGCATAAAACATGTATGCCTTACAACTTTTAAACTAAGTACAAGCTAGGATTTATTGCCCCACTTGTAACGCTAACCAGATTTTTAAAGAGCAACACATGGACAGGAAAACACACGCATTTAATACCTTACATAATACACACCTTGCTATAAAAGTCAAGCACTTTCTTCAATTAATTTAAAACTATTGCATATAAATATATTAATGAGAACATCTATCATATGCTACTGAGAACCATTCGCAATTAAGAATTATTCCTAGATGAGAACCATTCGCATTAAGCGTAGATGGTAATTATTCGCATTTGCGAGTCAGTCGCAAGTAAGAATGCAAATGATAGTCATTCTCATTTAGAAAAACCCCGAAAGTCGACCCCCAGACCACCCAAATCGTGCGTGTGCCCACACACAGAATCTAACCTCCATGTAAAATTATTATTTTTTGAGTAATTTCCCCGCACAGCTACCCCGAATTCGGGCACAATGAATAAAATACTTACACAAACTAAGAAATTTATGGTATAATATTGCTTATATTTTAAGTTAACTAAGCTACTATACCTAGAACCAAACATATAAAGTTACATTGAACCCATCATCATTGTTGATATAAATTAAATGAATCACTTTGTATATATTCTAGGAATAGCATAAGCAATTTTATGGTATAATATTAGTATATGGCAAATAAAGGAACAATTTCTGCTGACTCCGAAAAGGAAATCAAAGAAATAGAAAAAGAATTAGAAGAAGAACTACGCTATGCAGTAGCATCATCTAAAGGTATAGTACCAGCAGATGCTGTAATTAAGATTGAGCGTAAGAAAGGCCGACCTACTGGTGGACTTAGTGCAGAATCTAAGAAAGCTGGAGGTAAAAAATCTAGAATTAAACGTGGACAAATATATAAACCTACAGATGACGATTATTCTAAGGTAGAAGAAATGGTTTGTATAGGTTTAGACCAGCATACTATAGCCAAGATTATGGGTATTTCTAATGCCACCCTAAATAAATATTATGCACACAATTTATCTGTAGGAAAAGAAAAGCGTACCGCAAGGGTTGCCGGAGTTGCCTATGAAATGGCAGTTTCAGGTGAATCTCCTAGCATGACTACGTTTTGGTTAAAGACTCAGGCCGGATGGTCTCCGAAACACCACGTTGTTGTAGAAGATAGACAGTTTGACATACAATGGGCCAGCGATGAAGCTGACATTGCGGATGCAAATCAAATATTAAGGAACAAGGATAGCAAAGTACACTAGTATTTATGCAAGAGGAGAGGAAATCTATTGTAATTCCCTATACACCTAGGGATTTACAGAAACACTTACATACTAATCTAGATAGATTTAATGTAGTTGTATGTCACAGAAGGTTTGGTAAGACTGTATTTGCAATTAATCAGTTAATTAAAAGTTCTGTAGAAGATATACAAGCTGGTAAAAGAGCACCACGCTATGCATACATAGCACCACTGTTTAAGCAGGCAAAGACAGTAGCATGGGATGAACTTAAAAGACTATGTGCTGTATTTCCTGAAGTAAAGTTTAACGAGGCAGAACTAAGAGCCGACTTTATGGGAGCGAGGATACAGCTATACGGTGCAGACAATTACGACACTCTCAGGGGAATTTATTTAGATGGGGTGGTGCTTGATGAGTACGCTCAGATGAACCCTAAGATGTTCTCTGAGGTTATAAGGCCGGCACTCTCAGATAGGAAAGGTTATGCTATATTTATTGGTACACCTAAAGGTAAGAACGAATTTTATGATTTATACCACTCTGCCCCAGAGAAGAAGGGATGGGCTAGATTCTTATACAAGGCGAGTGAAACAGGAATACTAGATAATGAAGAACTGGAACTTGCGAAACAAGATATGGCAGAGACTGAATTTGAACAAGAATACGAGTGTTCTTGGTCTGCTGCACTTAGAGGTGCGTATTATGCTAAAGAGATTGAAACTGCT